TTATATATTTTATATACCAGAAAAGCTTTATCTCTATAAGAAGAATAGGCTAACTGGTAGTTTTACTACTTTTGGGAACTATTCGCATTTAGGAAATTAAGCGTAAATTTATGTGATTTCACCGTGGTTTTTGGTATAATAAACCTGCCAATAATGGCTGACTTATAGAGTGAACACCTTGAATAATTTTTCCCTAGAATTAGTTGCATCTGAATTCCGTGTTGATTCCCGATTACTAGCCCCAGAGCTAGATCATCGCCATAGAAACATATATGCAAATATCGTAAAACACCAAGACAGATTTGAGAAACTTGGAATCGTGCATTTTGAAAAAGCACGAGTAGAAATTTGTGGTATAATGGCAAAACCCAAGCAACTACGAATTACTTGGGTTTCTATCAATTGCAACAACGGAGTAGTCACAAATGACTAATGCGAATTCTATCACCACTGCTTTAAACAATCAAACCATGTCTAGCACCGATTTATTAAAATTAATCAATCAGGCTAGAAAAGACTTTGGCGAAAAACCAGTACGCTTGAATGACTTTAATAATCGAATAGCTGATGAATTAAGCGATGACCACTACGAAACTTTCGTAGTTCAAAATACAAACAATACAACATCAGTGATATTTAATTTAACACTTGATCAGTGCATGTTAGTCTCAATGCGTGAATCTAAGTCAGTTCGTCGTTTTGTTTTAGCTAAGATCAAAGAGCTTGAGTTAAAACTACAATCAACTCGCTTGTTTGCTTTAACCCGCAAAACATCAAAAGATGAATACTTGCCGATGACAAATGCGATTGCAGAAGCTCATGAAGAAATTAAGCCTTATCATTTTAGCAATGAATCTGATTTGATTAACCGTATCACTCTGGGCATGACCGCTTCAAAATTCAGAAAACACCATGATATTGCAAAGGGTGAATTAATCCGTGATTATTTAAGCACAGCACAATTAAATTGCATTATCGCATTGCAACGTGCGAACACTGTTTATATTGAAGATGGTATTGATTTTCAGATCCGCAAACAAAAGCTAACCGACCTATTTAATCGGAAACATAAGCAGAAACTGATTGATGAGATTCATTTACTAGAAGCATAAGTTTTATTGATATACTAAGCTCATCAAACGATGGGCTTTTTTATGGCTATGACAAATTCAGAAGCGCGGCTGATTATTAATAATCACATTAAGGCGTTTACAGGTATTACCCAAGATAAAATACAGTGGACCAATCAACCTGATTTTAAACCGCCATCTACAGGGCTTTGGTGCAGAGTAACAGTGCAATACGCTGATACACAACCATCTGGATTCAATAACGGCTTATGCGAGCGTGATAGAGGAATTATCAACATCCAATCCTTCATCCCAAAAGGATACGGTGATAAGTCGCTAATCGAACTAGCCGACAAGTGGCGAACACACTGGAAAGGCTTTGGTGATTCACATTTTGAAGTCACAAAAACAAACGCACCAACTGATGCAAGTGGTGACGTAGATGATTTATATGTAATGTCATTGGTTCGTGTGGAGTTCCGCGTTAATTAGATTAATTGCAATTCATTACATAACAAGCGAAAATGCAATAGACATGTCTAAATTCCAATTGGAGAAACATAAATGAGTTCTGGATCTCGTCAGCTCTTACAGATTGCACCTGAAACGGTTATCGGCACAACACCGACACCTTTTGCACGACAAACACTTCCCTTCACAGAGGTAACACTTGATAGCGCGGTAACTAAAGAGGATTCCAATACAATCATTGGCAATCGTTTAGCATCAAAAGGCATGATTACTGGAGTTGATTACGCAGGCGATATTAATGCCGAAGCTAAGTTCGGTGATTATGATCAATTAATTGAAGCGGCTGCATTTAATAAATTTGAAGTTGGTGTGCCTGCGGTTGGTAGTGACAAATTAACTTTTGGTGGTAGCGTTCGCCAAACATTCAGTATCTTGCGCGGTTATGAAGATATTGCGAACTATCACACATTCTCAGGTGTGCATGTAAACACGTTTAACCTTGATATTCCAGAGCAAGGCATTGTGACCTTTGGTTTTGGATTAATGGGCAAAAAGCGTGTCGTTGCGAATGGTGCTGCACCTGCGGGCACTGTTGTTAATGCTTCCGATAATCCATCATTGTCAAACGTATCTGTAGGTCAGATTCTTTTGGATGGTGTTTCGCAAGCGGGCACAGCGTGCGTTTCAGCATTTAGCTTTGCATGGGATAACTCAATGCAAGTTCAGCGTTGCTTGGGTCTTGGTCTTGAGATTGGCGCAATCATTGAGACGCTCGCAAATGGTACAGGTTCATTTACTGCCGCATGGTCTGCCGGTTCTGCTTTGAACTATGAAAAGCAATTCACCAATACCACTATTTCGCTAGTGATTCCATTTACCGATACAGAAGGCAACGAGTACGAATTAACATTGCCAGAAGTTGAAATTACAGGCTCACTTCCAAGTGGCGGCAACTCTGATTTGCTTCAAGCTACATTTGAATATCGTGTAGTTGAGCAAGCGCCTACTTTGGTTCGTACGCCTTTTACTCCATAATTTAGACAAAAGAAAACCCTCTTAGTGAGGGTTTTTTATTAATTAAATAAAATGCGCAGGCATGTTAAAATAATTTTATTTGGAGTTTGCAAATGTCTTTAGTTATTGGGATTAATAAATCAAAACAAGTATCTGGATGGCGTGAATACAAAGATGGCGAAGGCAATGTTTTGGCAGAGTTTAAAATCCGAGGTTCTGGATACAAGCCTTATCAAATTGCAATTGAACGCGCTCAAAACCAAATAAGCTCCAAAGGCTACAATGTTGATACCGCAAGCAAAGAAGACAATCTTTTCCATGAGCTTTTATTTGATGCTGTTGCTGTTCACTTGATTGAAGACTGGAAAGGGATTGATTTCGAAGAAGTGGTAAATGGTGAAATCGTAAAGAAAGAAATTCCATTTACAACTGAGAAGGCTAAAGAGGCTTTACGTTATGGCGACAATGGTCCTGTGATTTGGCTTTTTATTAAATCTGAATCTGACAAGATGCAAGCTGATGCCGATAAAGAGCGGTTAGAGATATTGGGAAAGTTAAGCAACTCTACGATTGGAGCAAACACGGAAGCGAAAGAGAAGCCAGTGAAGCCGAGCAAAAGAAAAACGCCATCTACCAAGCTCTAGGTCAATCAAAAAGAGTTGAGATTAAAAAACCTGAATATAGTTATGTTGCGAATGTTCTTCTTGATGCATATAACACGATTGCAAGAGGTAGGCGTTATGAGCAGGGAATCCCATTAACTCTTTCAGCAATTGAAATTCAGTCATATTTAAATCTTAATGAACTTCCTGTTGATATTGATATTTTCATGAATGTTATTTACATGCTTGATAATGAATATATTGATGAATCACAGGAAAGATTAAAACAAACTCGAAAGAAGCCGTCTAAATGATGGCTTTTTTGTTATAATGGATAAGTGGCTAGGAGGCATCCGAAAGCGAACTGATTATTCGTTGCTACATTCCTTTAATCACCATTAATCAAGGGCTTTATATGATCAACCTAGTGCTACATTATGAAAACAAAGAGATTGATTTTAATTTAAATGGTATAACTAGAACATTCAAGGCAAAAAATATTCAATTGGCTATTGATGAGATTAATCTATTTAAAAAAGAAAACAATCTTGACTATTACGACTTGATGAAATTAGATAACTTTATTGAGTTTGCTAATTCTCTTAAAATAAAGTTGAGCGAAATTAGAAGTGTAGCCGCTAAGTACAATGATCTGCACCCTGATAAATTTATAGACTTTATCTCCAATATTCCAGAATCAGATTGCGCCAAAAAGGATTGGAGCACTTATATTCTAGTTGATGTTGATAGTGAGTTTGTGAAAATAGGTAAAACAGGGGATATCAAAAGAAGAAGTGCAGAGTTAAAAAACAATAGCGGCAGAGAATTAATATTATTGTATTTATTCGACTTTGATATAGAATCCAGATTACACC